CTGACAATCTCCTTTCGAGGTATTGTCAGTATGCCGCTGAGCGTGCGTGTCGGAAGGTGCGCATGCCTCACTGGCTCACCTCTCTCACGGTGAGGGCCTTAATTGGTCATTATCTTGACTACGAAGAGATGGAAGACATAGGCGATGGCCTAAGTCGGAAGTTTTTCCGTCAGCAAAGGAATGGCCAACTTATGGGTTCTCCTGTAAGTTTCCCTTTTCTCAATCTCCTAAACGCCGCCTATTGTAGGGCGGCCATCCTTGAGGACCGGGTCCGGTCGTTGTCCTCGCCTTCTTGGGCTGAGGTCGACCAGATCTTTAACACGACTCTGCGTGAGTTACGCCTTCTTTGTAATGGCGATGATGCGGCTTTTACCGCAACTCTGAATGCCTTCAAAATTTGGCAGGATCTAGCCAAATTTGGGGGCCTTGAGCCAAGCATGGGGAAGACCTATGTCTCCGCTTGGTGGGTTCAGATAAACTCCCAGATCTTTCGTAGGTTGTTGGGACGGTTCGAATCCGTGCCGTTCATCAACCTCGGTCATGTGGGTCCTTATGATCCAAAGGGTGGCAAGCTCCGCACGTGGCGGGACCTTGGTAGTCTTTCGGACGAATTCCTCGGGGCTTTCCCGAAGGAAGAGATGCCGACTGCTGCTATGTGGTTTATCCGTGATCACCGTTCGTTGTTGGACGATGTCCCGGAGGGTATGAACTGGTTCCTTCCCAAGCATTTGGGTGGTACTGGTCTTTTTCACAAAGCGGTGGTACGGGGTGATCTCGTGCTTGACCCTGGAAGGTTCTCCTTCCGTCAGCTTGAGCTAGCTAATTTGCTTAAGAGCGACCGAAGCCAATTTATTGACCCCGGTCGGCCCCAGGCTCAGATGCAGGCTCGCTGGCAACAGGTTGCCAAGACGAAGATCATCCCTTACTGTCACTCTGTGGTGAAAACCAGTTCTATACCGGATGAATGGAGTGCCTGGATCCCTGATCCGACCTCAATTACCAGTCACCTATGGAGAAATCCATGGAACGACGGTAAATGGGATTCAGGCTACGATTTGGTGAAATTACCCAAGTCTAGGGGAAACTTTCACAGGCTCTGGAGGCGCTCCAAGGGAAAAGGACATGGTCCCCTTGGCCTCTATTTACTAGAGCAGGATCGAGTGGTACGGCCGAAGTTCGGCGCAAAGGAGTTCTGGGATGATCTGACGATCAAACCAGTAGATCTTTACGAGCGACTTACCGCCAGATCAGCAGGCAGGGTCTTCCAGCAGAAGAAGGTACAAGCTTGTGTCTCAACAAGCTATGTAGTGCGTCCCTATGGGATGCAGATTCCGCTGGATTATCACTCCGAAGAGGAGGATGGCCTGAGCTTACTGACTTGCCTCAGTTCTTGAGGCAGGCAGGACCGTGATTGACTCACTCGATCTGAGTTATCCTGT